GTTTAACCTTATTATTAAGTATTTATTGCTTTCTGAAAGTTTTTAGAAGTTCGTTACGATCCCAGACTTCCGCTTCAATAGTATCTGCTTCCACGCCGCTATCTTTATTCATATCATGCTGCATCTTCTGCATCTTAAGTAAGATTTCAGTTTGTTTAAGTTTTTTTTGAACCTTGCCTAGTTTTGCAGTTACGGCTGCAGTTAGCATCTTGGCGCTTGCTTCAAATATAGGTGCACTAAACCGTGCTTCAACATTCATGCCTAAACTTTGTAAATTTTCAAAACTTTCTACAGCTTGATTAGCCAAATCATCTAAATCTTTATCAAGAGCATCCTCTGCTACTTGAGGCAACGCACTTTCAATTTGATGTGCATTTTCTAGAGCATCTACTACTTCTTTGCTTGGTGCTGGTGGTAAATTAAAAAGATTTTCTAATTTGTTTGTCATATATTTAATTATCGTTTTTTCTTTGCAGTTCCGACAAATATATCGTTTTCAGTAATAATCCTAAACTGCATACCTTGACGATCACAAAAATTTTTTGCTGCACTCCATTTTGCTTGGTTTATTGCAGCTTGAACTTGATTTCTAGTATTTTTACCTGCTGCTTCAAAACTTGTTTCTTTATGTGGTTTAATTTCTACTATTTCAGCATGAAGTTTTTTATTAATATCTTCATAAACAATAAAAAAATCAGGAACATAGCTTTTAGTTTTATTTTCTATTGGATTTTTATAGGGTATTGCTATACTTTCACTTGCCCAATTTTTAATGCTTGGATTTTCATCCAAAAAATTCATAAATTTTAATTCCCAACTGCTACGATAACGTATACTGCCACGACCTGCATATTTTTGTGGATTTTTTGGAATAAAGATACCTTGACTATATTTTAAACTCATGGTAGTAAATTTCTTGCTACATTTACAGATGTATTATTATTTTTTTTGTAACCTAGCTTACTAGTTGGACCTTTTGCACTATTAAAAAAACTTATAAGCAATGTTTTAATATTACTACTATTAGCATTTTTTCTAAATTCTTCGATAACAGCAAGCGGATCAAGTTTGTTATTATAAGTCAGTGCAACGACACTTTGAGTAAGAGCATTAGCTGCATTAGCATCATTTGTTAGAGTGAAAAAAAAGCCATAAATCTGACCATAAACTTCTGTGCTAATCTGAATAGGTTGTGTAAAGTATCCATTAAAAAATACTTGGCTACTAAATGCGTCTTGAACAACTGGTGTATTTGTCATAAGTTTATTTACACTTTACAATTAATAAACGACTGCGTTTACATTATTGTTGAATGATATATAACTTCTTGCAATACTAGTCAAATCTGAATTTGGTGGATAATTTAATTGATTTATATGCGTTTCAGCAATATTGATTTGACTTTGTGGCACACCTTCTGACAGTAGTGTTTGTTGCCATGTTTGAGCGCTATATACTGGTGCAATCGGAGTAGGAGAATTTGTAAAACTAAAAAGTGGAGCAGGTGTTACCTGTCCATAATTTATTGTGCCATACTGAGTTATATTTGGATTATCTATATAATTTTGTGCCAATAAAACTTTAGTTGTAGCTTGAGTTGCAACATTATTAGCAACAGCAGCAGCTTGTAATTGGTCTTGTGATAATCCACCAACAAAATTTAATGCAGAATTAATTTGGTCATTTGAATATCCACGTTGAAATAATATTTGACCTGTGCTGCCTTCTGGATATGTAGTTCCTAGTTCATTGCTTGTAATATTGTTATCACCATTACTTGTAGCACTAACACCAGGCGGTATGCTATCTGGTAAATTTTGTGTGAATACAGGCGGCAGTGGCACAGTACTTGGAAATTCTATATTTTGATTATTTTGTTGTATGGCAGCTATTTCTTGTGGAGTAAAACCACCTTGTGCAGTTTGATCAAGACTTTGATTTTGATCAACAAACCCGAAACTTCCGTGTTGTTGGTTTTGTAAATATTTGCTAGTAAATAAAGTTGGTTGTTGAACAAGATAACCTGTATTTGGATCAATATATCCATTAGTGTATTGGCCACTTATATCGCTACGACTAGGATCATAAAAACCATTTTCTGCAAAACCAGGTGTACCACTAGTATAACCATCTTCATATACAACACCGTTGTAACGAATTTGCATTGTAGCCTCCATAATTCCCTGACCGTCACTATACTCATGTGTATCATGACTAAAACTAGTAATTACGGGACTCATAAGTGTGATTTTATTACTATCTCCACGATTTAAACTATAAATTTCAATTGCGCTAAAAAAAGGAGCAAGACTACCATTATCTAAACCCCATGCGCTGAAAGTTCTAGGTTTGTATCTATCATCATTATTATAGGTGTTTAAGTCATAAGTGCCATCTGCATAGTAATAATTATAGTAATCTTGCCAAAGTTGACGTAATTCATTTTGATTATCATCATGAAATTTTATATTAATTGGCTCATACTTTATTCGATCTTGAATATAAGTGTGACGATTATATTGATTTAAATCTTTAACATCAAAAGTAAAACGAGGCAAATCAATATTTTTTACCAGATAACTTATTTCACGATTATTTACACCAGTTGGCGCACCTGAACTTAACACAAAATTAACTTGAAAAAGATATTTTAACTTTGGAGCAAGTGCAAAATTATTGCTGCGAAATACTTGTGATGCATGAGCATAGTCGTGTACTTGTCCACCATTTATAAGACTATTAAGTATTGAACTTAAAATGCTCATGGCAAAATCTTAACCAGTTACACTATGGCCACGTGTTCGAGTTACGCTTTTACCAACACCACTAGTATTTGGAATTTGAAGTGCATTATCATAACGAATTGTCATCGTAATAGTCGCAGGATCATTACTATTATAATCAAATCCATTATAATTTACTTCTTGTATAAAGCAACCATAAATTTCCCATTCTTCAAGTACGGTTGCATTAGCTGTTCCATTACCGCCATCAAGTGCTTCAAATCTTGTAATAAACTTATAATCAATACCACTTACTGCACTGCTTTGCTCAGCAAAATCAAATTGTTTTTGCACTTGTTCACCAATAAGTAGGCGCACACTGCCATTTGCATCATCACGAAATTCAACCTGAACAGTTTGCCACTGTGGTTTACCTTGAATATACATGCGACTGTTATAGATTGGAATTTCTACACTATCAAATGTTAAATTAGGTCTTGTAAAACTCATAACTTGCTTTGTTAATTCAGTTCGTGGACTTGTAACACCAAAGTTTTCAAAACTCACTCTAAAGCGATACTTTAGCAAAGGCATCAATACGCCTTGTGTATTTGCGCTTTGATCACTTGCTGATGCCACCGGCACTGTCATGTTTAGTAGTGATGCAACTGCCATCTTAATTCTCCTATAAGATTATTTATAACAAACTGACATCTTTTATTTTGTCCGTATATAAAAAAAGCCGCTGATTCAGCGGCTTTTAAAAATTTACTATGCATTAGTCAATTATGCTGTTAGTTTAACACTTGGTGTAATATTGCTAAGACCACCTTGATTTGCATTAGTTCCACCTATAGCACCAGTATTCAAGATACGAACTGGTATATAAATGAATTCTACTGCTTTTGTTGGCTCAATTGCTATGTCAATATGTAGTTCATTGCGATCTATACTAGCAGGCGTATTATTTGTTGTATCACACACCACTAGGTAATCATACAAACCACGTTGTGCTTTAATATCATTAAGTAAACTTTCTACGGCTTGCTTTGCTTCATTTCTTGTAATTGTATCATTTGGTTCAAAAATAAGTGGTTTTGCCAAACGTTCAAGATTATAACGCAGATAATTTATCAGACGTGCAACATTTATACGATCAAGAGCAGTTGCATTTGCCTGACGAGTATGATTACCATAATTTACAATACCATCAGTTGGGAATACTGCAACTGGATTGACTCTGTTTTGATACAATAAATCACGTAGACCTTGGTTTGTGCCAATACTGACAAATTTACCAGTAACACGATCAACATAACCAATTTTAAATGCATTATCAATTTTACCACGAATGCTGCCTGCTGGTGCAAACCATGGATGACTGTTTTGGTCACTATTTACAACCATACGCAGTATACTATGAGTGATTGGAACAACAACTTGACCAATGCCATCTAGTGCATTTGTATAAGCAGCACCAGGATAGAATACAGCAGTAAAGCTATCTGTAGTTGCAAGACCATCTTCACCTGTTTGTGCTACTGCTACTGCATTTGTAACGTAGTTAGCAACTGTAGTTAAATCACTTGCTAAACCCATAGGAGCATCTGCCAGAATAAATCCAGTATTACGACGGTCATTATTAAGTGTTACTAAATTACCTGTCACTTCTGGATAACCAGGACATACTAGCAAATTAAAGTTGCGTTGGTCTTCACGAGCAGTAGTGCTGTTATCTACTGCTTGTTGAAGTGCGCTTACTACAACACTACGCTGTGCCTTGCGTCCGAAAAAAGGAACATTTTGTTGATTTTTACCACTTACACTATTCCATGTTGATGGTATTGCTGGCAAACTCTGTAGAGGATAATCAGTGCTATTCCATGCATTTGCTTCGTATTTTTTAACATTGTGACTGCTACGACGAGTATTGAACAATAACATACCACGTGGATATACCTGTGGACTGATTGCATCTAGATCAACATAGTCACTTGTTAGTAGACTTACAATAGTTGGTTTAGGATCAAGCACAGGATCTGCAGTTCCAGCGGTATCCCAACGCACATCCGCAAATACAATTCCATTTTGTGTAGTAGTGTCTGTAGTATCAATTTGAATCCACTGATCTACTCCGCCAAATCTTTGCCAACGATATATCTGTGGATACAATTCTAAATTTGCAGTGCTTACCCAAATATCACCATAAACAAGCGCAGTGCCATCAGTTTGTTTTGTAGGTTGACTACTACTAATAATTGGACCAAGTGGATCTGTATTTGAAAGATTATAACCACGAGCATCACTGGTGACATTGTGATAACCTTTCCATGCTGTACCATTACTAATCATGATATCTACTTCAAGTGGTGTTTCATAATACCATAGTGTGCCGTCTGCTGGTGCAGCAATAGGTGCAGTATTTGACTGAACTAGATATTCTGCTGGCAACCAATATGTAGCAGATAAAGAAGTGCCAGTGCCAGAATCATCATAACAATATTGTGTTGAGGTTGTAAATCCTGCTGTAGTAATAGGTGTTCCAGTAACATTTGAAAGTACAATATCACCTGCATTTAGCTGTGTAAATCTAATATTTCCAGTGCTGGTTAATTCACAATTTATATAAGGAATATTAGCTGCTAAAACATCGCTTACAAAACTTGCAGCACTTGTGCCACTTAGTGTAATAGTGTACACACTACTATTCGCACTGCTGCCTGGCACAGTAGTTTGAATTGTAAATGAATTTGATGCAGTAAATGTTGGGTTTGAAACAGTACCAGTTACGACTAATGGACCACCATAACCTTGCCATTGTAATAATTTCATAGTAGCACTTCCATCACCAAGCAAATCATATTTTACAAATAGTGTATCAGTGGCTATCCCTAAACCGCCTAATGTAGGATCAAAATTATAAATTGCTTCACGGCGGCGTCTAAACAATGGTGCTGATATTAAATTATATTGTAGGCTCGCACCATTCCAACGATAAACATTAATATTTGCACCACTATTAACAGCAGTAGTTTTAATCCAAACACTGCCACTAGGTTCTGGAGTTGTGTCTGTGCTTCTCCATGCTGGTACTTGATAGTGTGGAGCGAAAGTAAAAGCTACCGCAGCATATGTGCCTGCAGTAATACCTAAGTTTGCAAGTGGAGTGCCGCTTGAATTTGCTATTGAAATTTTACCATCTACTACTGTGCCGTTACTCTTCGCTGCACTTGTAACAAAAATATTTAAGTAACCATTTATAACTGCTGCAGTAACACCAGTAATTGATGCGTTATTAATTTGAGTAACTAAACTAGTAAGCGTTGTGCTACCAAAAGTAATAGTTGTGCCATTAATAGTAATAGCATTACCTGCAGTAATTGAACTTGGCTGTAGTGTTCCAGTTATTGTTGGTGTTTTACTTTGCCATGCAGTAGTTCCCAACCAATTCCAACTGTTATCATATGCTTTCTGAAAAATTGGATTTTTTACATCTGTAGCCACCACTGCAAAACTACCTACTGAACCTATACTTGTTAGTGGAACACCGCTTGAAAGTTGGCTTGTACTTGTAATTACAATAGGAGTTTTTACATTAAAATTATTATTTACTGCATCCCATATAAAAATACCATATTTACTAGTGGCTGTATTCCACCATTGTGTTCCATCTGCAACATTTCCATATGGACGACTACTGCTACCAGTAAGTGCTGCAAGATCTACATCAGCACGTAAAATATATGCTTGGTTTGTAATACCCAATACACTATGCGCAGCCATCAAGCCATATTCTGCTAATTCACTACCAAAAATACGATTACCACTAGCATCACTAGGAAAAATTGGCAATCCATAATTAGTAAGCAAATCTTTTTGGCTAGCTACTAATTGCAGAGCATTTGAACTTGCGTTTGTAGTATAAAGTGCAGTTCCACCTGCTGTGCTTGTTTTATTTTTTGCGGTTGCGATTACAATAAATGGTACGGTTCCTGGTCCACTTGGAGCATAATTGCTCTCATCAATGACTGAAACTGATACGCCTGGTGAAACTAATGTTGCCATATGGTCTATTCCTTTAAGGTGTTGCTAATATTTAGCGGAATAGATTAAAATAGGTGTTTATAAAAGGTTATATCCAGATATTATAATAAATTTGCAACTATATTTTGTAAATCTTCAATAGTTCCATTGTTTTCAATAAGGTGGTCCATATTTGAATTTACCCAAGACCATTCACTAGGATGAATATCATGCGGTTCTTCGCCATGTGTTAGAAGATTGACCATCCAATCAGGATCTTCACCACGACGAACACCCCATACTTCACCACCAAGTTTGCGAATTATATTAATTTCATTAGGAAAGCGAGTATCTGGAATAACAATATTATTGGTAAGGTGAGCAGAACCACTACTTATAATTTTAGAGAGTTTATTTTCTAAACTCGCTATCCATATATCTTCATGGAAATTAGTGCGACAGACATCGGTGCCCCAATATTGTAGAATCCAACGTGGTGTAAGATTTTCGATGCCAAGTCGCACAGACCACCAATCATCACGTTGCTCACGCCAGTCACGAGATTCTTTTGTATCACCTTCAAGAAGATTACGTGGCCAATTAAATACCTTTGATATCATATCTTTGAGAGGATCAGCAAAACTTAATTTTTCAAAGCCATGCTCTGCAACGAGGATATCCGCAACGGTTCCTTTACCACCACCTATCAATCCACAAACACCAATTATTTTCATAGTTTTATTTTATCAAAGACTTATGTGGATGTCAAATATTATCCAATAACAAACCACATTGGAGTTTCACCAGCAAGATAGTTAGTTAATTCCAACTCCAATGCATCAATCTTTGCTTGGCCACGTGTAAGCAAATCAGTGCCATTAAGTGAACTACCGCCTTGTGGACCAGGCAATGTGCTAAATTTACTACGTGCTTCACCTAGCATCATCATGCAACGTGCTAATGTATACTCACGTAGCCAAGGATTACTATAGATATCTGTTAACAAAGTTACATCTGGTTTGAAATTCTCACTCCAGATAAGAATAGTTTCTTTATCTGCACGTGGACGACGCATGATAGTAAGTTCTTTCGTAGTTTTATTAAATGTATAATTTAAATAACCACCAAATAATTTTGCAGCTTCTTTTAGGAAAGAACTATACAAATAATATGTTGATAGACCACCAACACGACCACTTTGTATCATATAAAAATTTACAAAACCTGCCTCAAATGGTTCATACTGTGAAGAGGTTCCACTATTTGCACCAATATTACGTTTGTATACATTACGAACACTAATTATTTCACTTGGTAACGTATATGTATTTTTATCCATTTGAAGTTCTAAAAATGAATAACTTTCTTCAACGCTGTTTGCACTGCGCTGTCGATATCTAATAAATGCTTGTTGTAGACTTGTTTCATAATGAACTGGGTCAAGTTCAACATCAACGATGCCATCACCAAGGCTGTAACGCACATAATCAAATACAGTTGTTTTAAGT